CTAAAGCCTTCCAATCTTGTAACGAGCCAAGCTTCCAGTCTTGCTTCTCAAGGAGTACAAGTAGTCGGCGAGCAACGGTGGCTCCTTGCCTAATTCCAGCGTTGTCTCCAAAGTCTGCAGTTCAGCGACCAGACGGTATTCGACGCTGGTGACGCGGTAGTATCCGTCAACGTTCTCGTTTGGCAACGTAACCCAAATTCTGTCACCTGCCAAAATGGGCGCGTTGCCATAATCGACGACATCGCTTGTAACCCTAACGTACTCGGCTGGACTGCTAAGATAATCATAAAGCGCTTTAGCTCTGAGCAAGCATTCATTGTCGCTGTGCAATTCCTCGTCGGTTTCAGCCAGCTCCCTTGAACCGGAGCCATAAATTGCACTCCAACGGGCACTGTTGAAGAACAGGTTGTCAACCCAGAAACTGCCTGTGCCAGTTCCGCTGAACCACATGTCCCACATGACCTCGTTAATGATTGCCCAGTTGAAGCCTGAGTCGACTTGTCCCCATTCATTCTCATATTTTTTGCCAACATTGAATTTCTGAAGATACCATTTGTCAGGGTTAGTCTGAAACTCCTTGAATGCAAACTTGCCAGCATTGTCTTTCAAACGCAATGTGATTTGACCACTAAAGGCTGATTCACGTCTGATTTGAAATTGCAGCGTTGGAAACTTGTTGAGGTCTGGCTGCCAACCAGAGGGAATGATTAAACGCAATTGTCCGTAAATATCAGCCGTATTCGTAGTGTGTTTAATCGAGTAAGACCCCACAGCCTTAACTGACCCATCCAGAGAAACGCTGCCGGTTCCTGTGCCACTGACCCAATCATTTATCGTGTCGCTGTTAATGTCAAGAGTCTCGGTCCATGAATCTCCGTTGCTTGGATATTTCTTCTCAGCTGCACCATAAACGAAAATCTTGTCTCGCTTGCGGAAAATGCTCTTGCGATATTCACTAACATCGAGGCGTTCTGAAAGACTTACGCTTGAGGTTTTGCTGTCTCGTTGAAAAAACTCGAATTTTCCATCAGCCGCCACACGGAAATCGAAGCCTATGACACCAGCCTTGTCAGCTGTCTTAGCAATAAACTTGAGAATGTCAAAAACAGGCGTGTTTTCATATTCAAGTTTGGTGTAGGTTGTGTCTGTGTTTTCTACAAGCTCAGTTGAGTCTCGGACATGACTTAAGCCGACAAAATTGTCGATTAAATCTTTAACGATGGCTTCACCTTTCTGGTTCTCGTAAGTTTTGGTTACGACCCTACGGAAGAGGCGTTCTCCCCAACATCTACCTAAAACACGGAGAAAGTTTTCATCTGAAGAATTTGATAAAGCCTTAATCTCTTCAACCGTTATTGTTGCAATCAACGGATTGCTGGCCCCTCTCCCCACACTTATGCTTCCTTCATCGCCCACGTTAATGGGATAGGTTCCCCCTGGACTATACTTCTTGTCAAAATTCTGAAGCAAACACTCAAAACTGCTAACCTCGTCGGTGCAGCCCAAATGCATCCTCAGCTCCACCACATCGGCTTGAGGCGGAGCTACAGACCCGAAAACAACAGCACAGACAGGCAGGCCAACACTCAATACTCCACACCTCGGCGGTAACACTCCTCTTCGCCAACCCGCCTAATCGACCGAGACGGAGTTTTCAATGCCTCCGCGTTGTACTCTGCCTGAGCCGCCGCAGCATCACGCGTTGTGCTCGCAAGCCAACTCATGTAAGCCGCTGTCGCAACAATCAAGCCCACTCCGAGCGTGAGCAAAGCGATTTTCATGGCTAGGGCAGCGTTCAACGCCCACGTGGCAATAGCTGCAGCATTTGTGGCAACGGAGTGCGCGATTTGAGCCACCGACGTTGTTCCCAAAACCGCCTTAAGAGAAGTGAAAAGATGAACGGCTGTTATTATCCCCGTCACCGTGCGTCCAGTTTGAGAATCCAACGCACCGAAAGAGTAGGCTAGGTGCACAACATCCATGGCGATGGAGCGAAAGGCGTAACTTGCACGGTTCTCCGCCCTCACAGCGATGCTTATCTCATGGAAACTCAACTCAGGCCCGCCTCCGACACGGCTTCACGTATTGCTCGGTTAACATGCTGCACAAGCTCAAGCAAGCCTGAGTCTAAGGCTCGAGTGAGGAAACGCCTAGCCTGCATGAAGCGGGTTCCAAATTCAACAAAAAAGGCATATGATGCTCTTGCGCCCAGCTTGAACGCCCATTCCCTCACCCTCTCCGCAAAAATCGTGCTCGCCAAGTAGCCAGTGCGCCTAGGCGCCAAGCTCTGAGCCCGCAACCGCGTGGCTTCAACCTCGCAGTTGAGGGCGTCGTCAACCTTACCACGTACATTCTGGTCTAAGCGGTCGAGTTTCAGCTGCAACTCTTGAACGCCACGTACGTCTATCTGCATTTCAACCGACACGGTAACGCGCCTCCCGTTTGGCTCTGCTCACTTCCTCCTCTGTCTGGCGGTCAACCTCGCTTAGAATCACGATGAACTCTTCGATGGTTTTGGCCGGCTGCCTTGCGAGTTGGTTTGGGGTCCAACCGAACTCTTTGCATAGGCGGAACTCTGTGAGTGTTGGATGAGGCTTCTGTCTGCGCATGGCTCTGATAAAAAACGCTGTTCGTCAAGGGTTATGCCACACAGCTTGTTCGCAATTCTCGAAAACAACTCGCCCAACTCAATCGGAACGCCGTCTTCCTCGCCGAGCAGCTTCTCAAGCGTGATTGGCTTGCTGGGTGGCTGTTCTTTCAGGCTCGCCCAGATGTTTTCTGCCTGAATGGCTACGAAGTCGCTGCTGACAACCTGACCCGTGACAGGGTGATACTTCGTGTGTCTTTGGATTATCCTGCTACGTTTAGCCCAAGTAATCTCTTGGAAAACGTATTTGCCCGCGTATTCTTTTCCGAAGCGTTCGCATATTTCAATGGTTTCGGTTCGCATTGTTGATTCTCTCCATAACCATGATTCGGCTCTCGACGGCTGTCTGGAAATCCTCAAGTATGATGTCCTGTTCTCTCCTCGGCAAACGCAGAATGCGCTCACCTATCTCAGCCCAGAGCCGGTTCCACTTCCGCCTCAGTTGAGCCTCACGCCCAAAGCCTTTCAAAACCTGTACATCAACAGAGCCCACTCATGAAACACCTCAGCTGATGACAATGTCGCAGGCAACAAAAGGCGCCTTCAACCAGACAAGGTCCTCAACCTTTGTCGGAATGCCCACTTTTTCCCACTTGCAGTACTTGAAAAGGGCGTTGTTGGTTCCGCCTAGCCCGAATTTGAGGCTGAACTCGCTGTCATTGACTACATCGTCATACTCCTGTTCACTCTCAAACTCAAAGGTCAACTCGCCTGTTAAGGCTCGGTGGCGCTCCTGCAGATACCTGAGCAGGTGGCCGCTTGTGCTGCGGATAACGGGTACTCTTTTCAGGTTGTTTTCGATGGTGAACTTCCAGTCGGTGACTCTTTCAACCGCTGCTAAGCCTGAACCATCTGCTGCGCCTCGTTGCACATAGCTTTCGTGGTAGGGCACGGCTCCGCTGTGGTCGGCGTACGTGGCGCCCGTGATTTTGGCGGTTCCAACAGCCATGTCTTGACTGATCAACTCAGCCGTGGCTTTTACAATGTCTTCAATTGAGCACTCAACCGTCACTTTATCGATTCTGCAGCCCTTGTGCAGCAAATCGATTATGCCGCTTGCCTTTTCATAGAAAACCTCGACGCTGAGCGAGTTTAGCGTCTGCACGTGCTGGAGAAAGCTTATTGGAGCGTCGCTTGGAAGGGCATACGCAACCTTCAACCCGACCTGCCTCAGTCCACGCCGCAGAACCCGCGGGTCTCTTGAGCCAACGCCTCGAACTGTCATTAACCCCGGGTCTAAAGAGGGTTCAACGCTTTCAGCCGTTGCTGGGCCAAGCATGCTCGGGTTTGCCGGCGTTACACCATATGTTGTCTCTTGCACGTAGTAGATTTTGGCTTCGTGCGCCCCATACACACTCATTTTTCAGTTTTCACCCCTCTACGTTGCTTGAACGTTTTCGAATAACCATGACTTGACCGTGAATTCAGTGTGCCAAATGAACGGTTTAACGCTCACTTGGTCCTCATCTCTGTAGGAAACGATGTCGCAGTAGGTTATGCCCTCAACCGTGACGACGCATTCAGCATGGTCAGAGTAAAGGATGGCTGCGGTCACTCCGTCGCTTGCGTTTGTGGCCTTAGCGAGCAAGTAGACGTAGCCGTTGCTGTCGATAAAGTCCGTTAGGTTTGAGGACAACGTGATTGTTATGACTTCGTCCGCTCCCCCTGTCCCATTAGTTGGATTCTGCCACGCTGAAGACGTGAAATTCCAAGCCTTGATCGTTGCGCCGTTGCCAGCGGGAGCGGTTCCATAGCCCTCAAATTTCAAAACAATCTCTTTAACAACTTTCTCGTCTGAGTCTATTCTGAATCTGAAAAGCATGAAAGCATGTTGCAGGTTGACGATGACTGACTTTGAAAAGCGGTTGTCGTCGCTGTACCAGATTTTTTCATATTCCACGTTGGCGAATTCGGTCCAATTTGAGGAAGTGGGAGCCAAGTCGCTGCTTGAGCCAGCGTGATAAGCCTTGTGGTTTCCGGTTAACGCTCCAACACCAATGAAGTTGTAAACTGTTTCGTTTGGCTTGGTCCTCTTTTCTCTTATTATGCGATTGACTTCAGCCCGCATTTTATCCCGCATTCTGCGTCCAACCACGCCTTGCTCAGGTTTGTCAACAGTCCAGATGTTTACTCTGGCAAATCCGATGCGTCTCCTCGCGGTTCCTGAGAAGCCGATTTTGTTGTCTTCGCTGCGGTCAAGTCCAACCGTAACTTGTCCATCGTAGTTCTTGAAAAATTCTCGATCATACCACGCTGGGCTCACCATGATTTTGGCTAATGAGCCGTCGTCTTTGGCAACTTGCATGTTTTTGTCGAGCAAGCGCACAAGCGTGGTGGTCGGTTCTTCGATTTCTGGCATTATGCGCCCAGCAGCCTCCTGCAGACAGCCTTGCGGTAGACGGCTTCGCCTTGGAAATCAAATTCTTGAACGTCGAGAACCTCGTAGTCAACGCCTTTCCTGCGTATCTTGTCATGATGCCTTATGGGAGCAAAAACGTGAATGGTTAAGTAATCATTGACTATGTAGCCTGGCTCGATGAGAACCTCCTCAACCCTTGCTGGCGAAACTATCGCCTTGATGTCTACGCCTTCGCCGTAAGAAACCCTGTCGGCTGCTTCCCTTATTGGGTGGAGTGTTACGCTTTCGCCTTTTGACCCTAGAATTTGTGTGAAGCGAGTTATGGCGGGCTCATGGTTTAAGAGTAGGAGTGCAAGCCAGCTGACTGTTGCCAGCGCCTGCTTGTTTTCAACTGAGCCGTAGTCGCTATGCTTGACACTCCAAAACATGAACTCGTCTTGATGCTTATCAATAATTTTCACGCTGAAATCAAGGCTTAATTTATCGTGATTTTTGCGGATTTTCCAAAGGATGCCCGCCGTCACGGCGTCATAGTAATCGCAGGCTGGAAAACGAGTGACAACATCTATGTAGCCTGCCCAGCAGATGGCGGGGTTGTAGGCTGGATGCTGAGCGCTGGCTCTGATGGAGTTGACGAAGTTGTAGACCCTCTGGACTGTTGGACTCCATCCCCCGTAATCGTACAGCCCGAGGAGAGCGTAGGCGAACGGGTCGTCGTAAATCTCGTTTTCGTTTAAGCCGACTCTGTGCCATTTTCCGTCGCCGCTGGGAAGCGGTCGATACTCAAGGTAGAGGTTTTCAAAGCCGTAGCGCAGAAACGCTACAGCGTCGGACATCATGGTTTCATATCTGCTCTTGTTATCTTGGTCGTAGTCTATCAGCATTTTCAAACCGATTAGTCCGTAGAGGTTTTCGATGTCAATCTCCGGAAGCCAAGCGTCGGCGATTGTTACGGCTCGGGCGAATCCGCCATAGTATTTGTCGTGCACGGTAGGTGTTGGTGGATGCTGCATGTTGTAGAGGAATGTTGAGCCAGCAAGCTTAGCAGCGTCTAGGTAGCCAGCGGTTCCCGTGAGTTTGTAAGCCTTTATCAAGGCGGGAATAACCCGGGCTGCGTTAACGCTGTAATAACTCGTGCTGGTTTCGGTTGATTTGAACCCGCCATAAGCCAGCCTAGCTGGGTCCGTGCATTGCTGGGTTAGGAGCCAATCAGCCAGCGAAGCAACCTTGTTGTAAACCTGGGTTTTTTGATTTTCAAACTGTTGGTGGTAGTAGGCTTCGTAGAGGAAGTCGATGGCGAAGGCGGCGGAAGAAACGGTTCTGCCCCACGTGAGGTCGGGACCCGACTCGGGAACGACGTATGCGTAGGGCGCATAATTCATAATGAAATCATAGTAGGCTTGTGGAACCCGCCCCATACTAGGCTACACTCTCCTAACCGTGGGTTCACGCATTTTCTCCAACATCCGCTGGAGCTCAGCCTGCAAAACATCCAACGGTGGAGCCTTGCTGAGCACGTTTACGTTTTGGTCTCCAACCGAGAAGGCTAGGCCAACAGCTGAGCCGCCTGTTAGGTAACATATGACGTATACGGCGGCGAGAATTGTGATAAACTCCTTCTCAGCATCTGAACAGTTAGCGTAATCGATTTCTCGACCAGTTTCAAGCTCAAGCGTAACCTCGGCGCGCTTAACCATCTTCAAAACTTTGGCGTCTGGGACTTCGGATGAGGAGACGTTGATCACATCACGGACATCGTCAACTGAAACGTCAGCCAAAGCAGGCACGCTCTAAAACTGAATAGGAAAGCAAGCGCTATTTAGGGTTAATCGGATGAAATCGGATAAAATAGAGGAAATAGACAAAATATACTTTTAATTCTGGTTCCTACTACTTCTGCACCGCCCTACAGATGCAAGTCACCGCTCTGCCCGACTGACGCATCATTCATAATTCTTTGGTGGACGTTTTGTGTGTGCCCGTCAATGTTGCTACAGCGTTATCCTGAAGGATTTGGAGAGCTGGTCGCGTAGGTCCTTCTTGGTGATTATTCCAATCGGTCTCTGCTTCTCGTCGACGACGACCAACTTGTTTAGGTTGTTGTTCAGCATCTTTTGAATCGCATTGTCAACGGTGTCTAACGGACTGATTGTGACAGGGCCCGTGACAATCACGTTTTCTTTTTCCAGAGGCTTATTCGACTCGGGTTTGCCCAGAACGTCGGACCATGACACTACTCCAACGGTTTTCTGCTCATCATCAGCGACTACCAATATGCGGTTTGTGTCAGCTTTGATTTTGGTCAAGGCCTGACTCATCGGTTCATCCTTGGATACGATGGTTGGACGAGCTCTCGTGAGGCTTCCTATCTTTCGCTTCTTGAATTCTTCTACAGCCATGTCTATTCACCGAGAAGCCTCATTTCGTTGATGAATTTTTCCACGTCTTGCATGGCTATCTCTCGAGCCTTTGCGGGAGTTATCATACCTTGAACCACAGCGGGCCATGTTGCTCCCACAACAAAAGCTTGGATGGGAGAATAGCTCAGTGGCTGTAGGCTCTGGAGAATAATTGCAAGTATTCCGCCTATCACTAAGTATATGAGCAAGTTGAACGGGGTGTACACTTTCTTTGGAAGGTTCTGGAAATCCTTTAAACCAAAGAATGTTGCAGAGACAACCGTGATCGAGCCGAAGATTCCAATCAGATACGAGATGGCGAGTATTCTAACGGGGTCTTGGAAAAAGAGGACAGCCAAGATGCCGATAAGATTGACCACTGTCAAGACGACTGATTCAAACTTGTACTTCTTAATGTTATACCAAACACTCGGAGCAGATTCTTCTTCTTCGCTCATGGAAAACAACCAGAAACTATCTTGTCATAGTGAATGTTTATAAATTTTGTTATGCCGAACAATTATAGCAAAAAGCTTCAAAAATCCCAAATTCTGCTCCTTTTCCTAGCAGCATTTCTGGGACATGGTTTGTTGTCGGCTGCAGTCTGTCTTCTGATTGTGCCATCTCGATTTCCAACATACGGAGAAAACAGATTAGCCGTTAGTTCCTGCACACTGAATTACATTTGCGCCACCTTGGACTTTTGGGGACTCACAGAGACAAGTAGCATTAGTGAAGAGTCAAAGACTTCAAAAAATAAAAAAAGAGAATATGTACTAGGTTAGCCGGCTTTCACTTTGAATATGCGTGGGCATAGCGGATTTATTAGGGGGGGTGAACTGGACCATATGGCCCGACACCGTGTCCGTCGAAGTAAGCGCTGAGCAAGGCCACATCAACGATGTTGACTCTTCCGTCTGGTACAGCCCTCACGTATCCGAAATCTGTGCCTGTGGTGGCGCCCTTGCCGCCATGTATATCGGCCTGTGGAGCGTAGCCTAGAGATCCAACGGATGGAGGCGAATACCAGTGAGCGCTCATGGAGGAGCCGTCAACTGAGTCGACGTATCCGTCATTGTTGATGTCGCCGTAATGGGTCACGGCTTTCCAGAGGTGGTAGGCGTAGAGAGATGGGGTTGTTGGCGTTGTAGAGTCGATTCCAGGAGTTAGAGAGCCGCCGTATATTGGGTTGTAGTACCATCCTCGCATCCATTGTAGTTCCCAGTGGCGTCCCCACGGTTGAACTATCGGAACGCTTGGAACATCATCGTGGGCGTACCACTGAAGTGCGTAGTACATTGATCGCCTTGGCCAACGAGTGTCTGGCGGGTTAGCAAGCCAATCTTGTGCAGTTGTGTATGGTGTGGGAGGATAGTTGTTGAAGCCAAATGTACCAGATGCGTTTGTGAACGGCTTTCGTGGGTCTCCAATATCGAGCCATTTTCGCTCGCCTACAATGGGGTAAGGCGTTGTGTCGTCTGGCTGCTCAATTCCCGCATCGATCAGAGCGTCCACAACAGGATTGCTGTATCTTTGAGCCGATGCGAACGTTCCTCTGCTATGCATGAATGGGTAGGCGAAGTCGTGTGGATCAGGAAAGTCAGCAGTCCAACCGCTTGTGAACAACGGTAACTCACCTGCAATCATTTGTGGCAGAAACACGGAGCCCCATGGTACACCTATTACCTCAACGTGGAACTTGTTATTGGCTAATTGGAGTTTGTCTCTGATCATTTCGGCAGCGGTCTGTCTAGGAACGTTTCCTACGTTGTACACTATGGTGAACTTCATGCCATTGTTCCACAATTCGCCACCCCAAGCGTTTTGTAAGTATTGTATAGCGAGTGTCGGGTTGTTCGTGTACATCTCTTGGGCTGGGTTGTCGTAGGCCAGCCCGCTTACTATGTAGTCTGACGGCTGCCATCCCTCGCCCAGATACGCGGCTAACAGCCAACTTTTGTAGTCAAACAGGTATGCAATGCCCTTCCTGACGTTTAGGCCTTCATCCACACCTGTCTGGCTGTGTTTACCAAATATATTGGGTGGAATTCCAGCCTGGCTGAACGTGCCCGGCGCCAATCCTCCAGGAACACCCATGTAGGGGCTTATCGTGTTTATGTCGTAGGTGTAGAAGAAGGCATCTAATGCCAGTGTGTCAAATGGATAGAAGCATTTCACTTTTTCTCCGTCGAAGAGTAGTGGTGGTGGTGGTACAATTTGGCCCAAAACTTGGTCTCTGTACATCCTCGGAACAACTGTAAAGTCAGACGTACCGTTTAGGAAGTTGTCTTTTCTTTTTCTTATATATACATTATTGACATCGACAACCCCCCAAAATTCTGGGATTTCGCGCACTGTAACCTTGTTGACGTATCCTCCGATTCTCTCATCTCCGTTCCAGCTCACCCGAGCTGGCCAACCGTCCCAGTAGACGCTGTATCGGTTGATTTCCCATCCATAGCCTGGATTCCAGTAACCGAACTTGTACGGGCCGGTTCCCAACATAGCTCCTTGTATAAACGAAGTCGCCGGGTCATGCCATGTGTTGTAGATGTAAGTCCAATTTGCCCAACCATTCACAACCTTGTCTAGGTCAAGGTCCCCCTTTGCTATGCACCACGCCTTGTTGACTACACTAGCACATGCTTGGCTGAGAATCTGCAGGACTGTCACTCCTGGATAAGTCGTAGCTAGGTTAAACCAAAGGTGGGTGCTGTTGTGCTGTACAGCTCTGTCTATCTTGATGCCAAAGTTTGCATCTGAGCCTGCTCCGGCTGGTGGCTTAGCCTTGTAGCAATTAAGCAGGGGTTGCAAGATCATCCATGTTGGACCGCCGGCTCTGTCCTGAACCATCCACCTCTCAAACGAATACTCAACATCCTCCATCGTCAGAGAGGCGAGGTTGTGGAACGTTACGTCTTGCCCAATCACGTTGGTGAATCTTATCGCGAAGGTGATACGCCTCAACCACGTCTGACCAGTCACCGGATCGTATTCATTGATTACTTTGTAGGTCCCTGTGTCGTTGGCAAGCCTTGGAGCAAATTCAGACGGTAATCCTGCATTGTAAGGACCCCGAGTGTAGCTAATGTTAAAAGCGACCAACGTCTCATAGACGTTCATGATCAACTCCGCGCTGGCGGTGTCGTAACACCAAGCAGGGTCAGTGGTCTCTGGCGAAGCAATAGTATCGATAATCAAGTGCTTTGAGTCATAACTCAGTGGCCAATCTGCACCGTGAGCGGACACTTTTGGAAGATACTCTGCAAACCCTGCAAGCAACAGCAGTGAAAGCAAAATCAACGATAAAGTCTTGTTATCCATTCTCTTTCACTCTTTCAGGATGTTCTGTTTCGTCACGCTCCTCTCGAGGAGCTTATGAGGGTGCAAACCCTTAGAGGAAAATCCAACTCATCGGCTTGCTCTACATTACAAGCCAGTCATGTCACAGAAGAAATGCCCCTCGAAAACTACCTATGTCGGTACAATAGGTTATTATAATTTACGGTTAATTACATCGCATAAATGTTTCCATACTATTTCCTCTCAATCTTGTATGTTTTGATTCCTTTTCTCAGCAGCATTTCAAGTATGTGGCTTATATTCGGCTGTGCCTTGTCTTCAGCCTCCGCCCTCTCAATCTCCAACTCATAGATTCTCTTGAACTCTTCGAACACTGCCCTGTTTACGGTTCCCTCTATCTTGATTCTTGTCCTGAGCTGACTCCTCTCCTCATCCTTCAACGTCACGTCAACCTCACTTCCACAGGCGTCTGAACTGAATAATACTGGCAGATGGGACACCACATAACAACGTTCATAGAATGCTGTAAACCGCCGGAAGCCCTTGCACTCTCAATGGAACCAAAGGTTTGCGGAGTCAAATCAGGCATGTAAGGCTCCATCCTATGACCAAGCGGACAGTACTCCCAGCAGTCGCAGACGGCGTAGCCCACTGGGCGCGGTCGACAGACTTCCCTGCCACAGCGAGAACACACGCCACACGCACAGCCAACCTTGGTTACCATCTTATCCACTCGTTATTTGAACCCAGGAGTATGATTCATCCGCAGCCTTCATGCACATATACAACTTATCCGCTTCACCAAGACCGCCTTCAACACGAATCATCTTGCCCCTGTATGTTTCATCTGGTGCGGGTAATTCACCATCTGAATCTAAGCCGATTTTCAGGAATCTATCATCTGCCATAATTAGGTCCGAGCCGCATGAGAAGTCGTTCCAATCAAATTTGAAACGCATCGTCCATTCGATCGCAGATTCTGCAACCCCTTGAGGAGCATCATAAATTCTGAATTGTGGCGCTTCTGTTGCTCTGCAGAGGAATACTAATGATGCTGTTCCATTAACCATTCTACGCCAGTTGAGTCCATCCCAATAAGCGTTAACGGTGTAGTAGGGTCCGTTGGGACATTGATGGAAAATATACTGTTTAGATTTCATGTAAATGTCGTTGGTTGATGGATAGCCAGTTCTAAAAAGAATGTTTAAGGTTTCTAACCATAGGTCGCCCGTGATTTTTCTGGAACCATTCAACAAATAAACATCAGGTATTTGGCTTCCGCTAACGTTGATTAATCGGCTTCCATCCCAACGTCTCGGTGTTGCAGTCTCGCCTAGGAAAAGCCCGTCGGCCGCTGGCAGGAGGTCGCTTACAAACTCTGGGCAACCGAGCGGAGGCTGAACCCTACACGGTTTTTACCCGAAGCGCATCCTGCGCCAACGAATCCAACGCCTTAGTTAAGGCGTCCAGCTTCTCCCAGATAGCTTTGAAGGCTTCGTGGCGTCTCTCCCAAGTTATATTCGACACAGGTTATGCCTCGACTCAAAAATAAATGGGAATGTGAGTTTCGTCCGAGTTTCACGGACTCATCAGGAAGCTGCTACAAACTGGTGCTGATGTTTGTCATTCTGGCAACTGCCTTAGAGCGCAGCACGGCGTATCCTATGCGTTCGCTGGCCACTATGCCGAAGACACCGTTTTTAGGGTCCTCGTAGGGTTCGGTTGTTATGTCTCTTCGAATCAGAAGCACTCCGGCGGCTTTGTCAACGGCGTGAGCCACACCGTTGGTGCACAAAGTGCTCTTATAGATTTTCATTGTCAACGCCTGACCTATCAAGCCCCGTGACAACTCCGTCTGCTCGCTGGGCAGATACTGTGAGTTAATGAACTCAGTTGCCGTGAACAGCTGGCTTGCCTGTTTTGAATGAATAATCAACGTGTCCGGATGGAAGTCCTCGTTTTCGATGACATCCCAAAGTTGAACCGTCTTTGTCCAGCTCATGGCGCTTCCGCCGCCCGCCAAGGCAGCGCCACCAGCGAGGTCCGCCGCAGTAACTCCAGCGTAGAGTCCAATTATTTTTTCGGTTTCGAGCTGGGCAACGGACCTGCCTAATTCCTCAAGTTGTCGGTTCATGACGTTCCATTTGGCGTCTTCCGCAAACTCACGGGTCCACTCAACGCCGTCTTTTATGTACACATTGGTTTGAACGTCGACCCAGTCGTAGCGTTCTCCATGTATTCGAATGGTGCCGCCCTCACCGGCCAAATAGGCCGCGCTTTTCTTGGCTCTGGGGAAGCGTTCTAAAGATTCGGTTGTTGTTCTGACTTCGATTATGTCTCGGGCTATTAGGTTTGGTTTTGCTGCTTCAACCACAACGTCGTGTATGCGACCCAACGCGCCTGCCATGTCGCTTAGCATGCCTTCTTTCATGCCCGTTCTAAGATAGCTAAGCGTAAACGGGTTTCGCAAAGCCTGCTTGACTTTCGCGTCAAACTCCAATTTGTACCATTCTTGGTTTAGCAGTGACTCCTGGAATTTCGGCAAAACAAGTTCGTGCATGACCTATCTCACTTCCAGCCTCGTGATCCTAACCGTTAGCTTGGCATTGTCCGAAAATTCACGTCCCCTACGCTTACTCATGGTTTGTCACTTCACAACGAGTATGCAAATGAGGTCGCCAGCTGCGGTTGCCGCCTGCTCCGCGAAACCAAATGCACGGCTGTAATAAATAGTGTAGGTTCCCGTGCCGCCTTCATTTACTGCCTGGTCGCCTAACGCAAGAATCCGTGCAGAAGCGTCTCCTCCGTAAACCGCCTGTCCTCTGCCAACCACGCCGCCAGCAGCCACCTTGACCCTACCCCTCACAATGACGGGGCAAACGTCTCCGACAGCCGAGTCCTTGGTTGCAATGCCAACGCAGTTCTGCGCTGAGGTTGCCGGACTCACCTTGTTGTCTGCGCTCAAGTAGACAGACTGCCCCTTGGTTATCGTCGCCGCCGCCTCGTAACCTACGATTAAGGCTCCCTGCCTTGGCTCCAGAACGTCGCCAGCCACCAAATTCGGCAGCCCAGTTAAATCAGCCATGTTCGCATTTCTCCCTTTCACTCAGACTTGTTTGGTTTCAACGAGTTCATCCTCGCCTACTCCCATCATGATTAACGTTCATGACCATAATCGGATGATTCACGGAGCGCCCGCTGCAACTGCTGAACCATCAATTTAGAGCCTGGACGCCAAGCCCCCAAAACAGCAGGCTTCGGAATCACCGATTCAACCACCTTGCGAAAATCTGCGTGCTTCTTCTTGAGGGTCTCTATGACTTTCTCGGACTCGGCAAGTCTAACCTCCAAATCAAAAATCTTTTTTCGAAGAGCCACGGCATCTACGGTTTCCGAAAGCCTTGGCGCTTCTCCACAGACCTCGCTAACTATCTCAGATTCCTTTGCGTGAGCGCACAGGTGGCGTTTGGCTTCAGCCAGCTCTTCAAGAGACAAGTCTGTTCGTGACAGACGTACCAAAGCATTTCTGAGGTGTGCCATGTCAAGGTTGCCCAGTGCATTGTGATGTGGGAGATGGCGTAGAGTTCTTGGCACGGTTTTGCCCTGCTCATCTCTTTCACCCCCTTTACCGACGATGGCGAAGGCGTTGTCTGGAAGGCTGTCGATGTACTTGGTATCCCATTCCGACTCCTGCATCCCATTCAGAATTTCTCCAGCCAGAGGACGCTGAGGATGAGGATTTTGGGGCACGCCAGCTAAGACCTCTAGTTTGCCACTCAAAACATCGATTTGATTTTGGATTTCCTGAACCCGCTTCTCAAGCCGTTCAACCCGTTGATCTAGAGGAAGCGGTGGGCCAAGAACCAACTGTTCCCAAAGGCGTATGTAAGAGTCCTGGTCTCCAGGCGGGAAACGCTTCAGAAAATGAACACTGGTCAACTCGAAGTTGCGAGGCGCCACGCCGTTAACATATTCGATTTTCCCGCCCGGCTTTAGCCAATCTAATTCTATGCTCAAGCCCTTGAATGCCTTGTTTCGTATCTGCTCGGCTATTCTGTCGTCGACCAAGCCTTCAAAGGCGACGCCGTTTTCTTTCAGGTCATACCACGCGTTGATGATGACGTTCGGCGGCGGCAGAACATGTTGGTGGTCGACTCCGAAGGGTTTGCCCACAAGTGTGGGAGCTGCTTTCTCGAGTTCCTCTCGCAAGTAGACGTGTGTCATTCCTTCTTCTGGATGGAAAATCCTCTTTGGATGGATGGCGATGCCAGAAACCCTGTTTCCTTCAAGTTTGATTGACTCTGAGAACAAGTGGAGCTTCTGGGTCTCAGCCTCTCCTAAATAAATAGGTTTGTCAGCGTCGCCGAAGCTTTTGGTGCAGATGGCGAAGGCGCTTCCCTTGTCGTGCCCCTGCCTCATAACCTGTTCGATGCAGTTTTCAAACGCGGCCGTGTGCCCTTTATTTTGTGCCAAAGACCTTCGCCTCCATCAACTGCTGGGTGGGGATTTCTTCCTCAAGCGGCAGTTTAGCGACATGACGGAGAATCTTACGTAACTCAGCCGGTGTGATAACGTTGGGTCCGATGTCACGTAGAATGAGAACCAACTGAGATAACAGCGCAGTGAGCTTCTCGTAATCTAACGCCTCCGGTATGCCCCAGTTTAATCGCGCCTGAGCCTGCTTCGGGTCTAACCCTGCCTGAGCAACCACGCGGTCGAATAACTGGCGTTCAACACTACGTTTAAGAAAGCGTTGTAAGGCTGATACTCGACGTTGAGCGATTTCGAGCGCAGCGTTAGCGCTGGCCTCGGTGAACCCAGTTTTCGTCAACAGTTTGGCCAACGGAGTCTGCAACCCCAAAACAAACTCGTCTTCAAGCGTCTCCACGTAGAAGTCTAACCCTCTCATGCGCTCGGCCACAACGGGTTGCACTTTGGCTTCCGAACCCACTGGTGGGTTGAAGACAAATCGGGCTCCGCGCCTTGGTATGGTTTTGATTTGAGTCAGATACTCCTGCAGTTTCTCTTTGCTTAAGCCCGGAAAAGACCAGAGCTCATTTGGTGCTCCAAACGTGTATATGGTCTCAGCCATCCCGCTGTAGATTTTGGCTTTGATCTGATAGAAGGATTCGCGTTGTTCTCCGTCGCCGATGTCCAGAGGCATACACAGCGATTGCAGAATGCCTATACCCAGCGGCTTGGCTGTTAAGACGTTGTAGGCTAAATGAATCAGCTCGTCTCCTGGAATCTTGCTAGGTTGCCTCTTCCAGTCGAGTTCGATTCTTTCAATTCGGCCGCTGTCATCGAATTTTACGCCGTTGTCCTTGATTATCTC